CAGCAGCAAAAGCCTTGCACACATCAGCAGGAGTCCTACAGCCACCATCAGCACATACTAACCCCAATCGTCCATCTCCGTTTCGCAGTCCGTGTGCTGCATGGCTACACTCTATTATAGCAGATAGCTGGGGGAAACCCACGCCAGTTTTTAATCTTGTTGTACATGCTGATCCGGGGCCAATCCCAATCTTAACAATATCTACTCCACCATGCAAGATTAATTCTTGCACCATTTCTGGAGTGCATACATTCCCAGCCATTATAATGGGTGACTTGCCAGACCACTGTGTTAAACATCTTTCTCGTATTTCATTACAAAAGTTTACAAAATCATCAGTATATCCATTAGCCACATCTATACATAAATTTGGCACTATTTTTGAAAGCTCTACAAACTTTACCAACTTTTCCATTTCTGAATATTTAATCCCCATACTCCACCACTGATGGTTGGGATAATAAAATTCGTGTGCTAGATTGTTTAGATCATAGTGTTTGTGCAGACAAGTGGGCATCTGATGTTTAATTAAAGCATTAGACATAGAGACCGTGCCAGTGCTATCCATATTTGCTGCAAATACTGGCACACCATCCCACACCTGATTAGAATGATAGAAAGAAAAATTCCTATCTAATTTAACTTCTTTGCGTGATGCTGTTCTACTTCTCTGAGGAACCAGAAGAACATCATCAAAGTCTAGTTTTGGATCATTATTAATTTTCATAGATATTTAATACCTAAATCTTTCTCACATAAAGAACTGTCTTTCCTGTATGCACACTTATCTTTAAAGAAAGTATAAACTCCGATACAGTTTGAGCGAGAACATTCTGTGCTAATTGTATTTAAAATATGTTTGACAGTATTGCCGCTGCAAATTAAATCATCAACTATAATATAGTTCTTTGGGACTGCACCTTCATACTCAAACGGGGAATATCTCTTCTCGTCTTTTTTTCTGATAACTAATATATTCTTTTTAAGTATCTCGGATATTTGTGGGACAACTAATAGTCCACTCGTACCACAACAGGCAATAGTATCAAACTGTTTATCTATCTTTCTAAGTCTGTCTATTGCAGAAAAGATGACCTTATTTCTTACTGTTACATTTAATAGGCTAGTAGTATGCTCACATCCCTGCATCCATTGACCATCATCTGTGCGTCTTGTCACTAGTTCCTGAGTCAAGATTATACCTCTTCGTATTCACCTGTCCATACTTCATCCCAGAAAGATTCATCAACTAAATCTTTATCTTCATCTAAAACAAATTGCCATTCATGTTCTTCTGTCATCATTGCTCCAGTAGATAAACTTGGGAACTAGGATTTGAACCTAGACTAAGGGTTCCAAAGACCCTTGTGCTACCATTACACCATTCCCAATCGGCCTAACGCCGTGAACGCCGCGATGTGCGACGAGTTACACCATAACGAGTCTCGCCATTACGACCAGCAGTACGAACCACATCGTAACCCTTTGTGCGGAGCATCGGCTTTACATCGCTGATGGTTGCACGAAGATTACCAACCTGAAACATACTTGCTGCACTAGTCTGACTAAGAGTTTTACCTCTCGTCAGGTAGTTCATAACACGATCCTGTTTAGTAACAGTTGCCATAAATCAAACCCTTTTATATGTGGCATCCTAAAACAAAGAGACTTGGGTTGCCACTGAACCAAGTCCCTTTACATTGTATCTTATTTTTTAGAATTGTCAAGTGGCTTTTTTAATTTACTGATCGGAATATTATAACAGTCTGCTTTTACTCTAAAGCCATTGTCTCCGTCAATCTGTCCCTTCTTTAAAAACTTAGCATCTTTAAAGTATTGCTCTTTATCGTACTCTCCCAGAATCCATGCTTTACTATACTCATCGTTAGTATATAAAACCCTGACGAATATATATTTGTGACACTTCTGTTTTGTATTAAATGCCGCTACACTACACTCATAATAATCTCTAGGTTTACTAGTACATCTCTTTGTCTTTACGTCATAGAGAATGTCTTCTTTCACCACATCATAATCATAAGTATTATCTATCTTGCCGCCTATATAATCTTTGACTATATCTTCTCCTATGATGCCTGCCAGATTTCCCTGACCAGATGTTATAGAGTTATTCAAGTGACCGATGTCATTAGCCCTATCATAAGCATTCTCTAGCATGTCGTTAGTAATATCTATTTCAATCATCTTATTATGCCTTTGCTGTTCTTCTTTTAGAAACTCTAGGTACTATTTTAGCTACTCTATGTTTTGTTCTCCACAATCCAGTTAGTTTGCTATGTTCATCTCTTCCCATCCAGATGTGACAGAAGCCTCCTTCTTTTGTTCCGTAGGCTATAATGCCGTTCTTATCAAGACCTATAACAGTAAACTTACCTCTGCATCCCATAGGAATAAACTCACCGTCTACTACAGAATATGGGCCTCCAGTGGCTTTGATCTTGTCACCTTTCTCTAGTTCTTTCCAATCAAACTTACGGATCATACGAGTAGTTCTTTTTTCTTTACTCTGTACCGCAAACATAAAAGGAGTCTGACATTCTGGACACATATATGCTCTTGGCCCACATTCATGTCCACAATTTTCGCAAGTCTTTTTACCTTTAGGCATCTTCATTCTCCTGTGCAAATTTATAGTAAAGTTTTTCTACTTCTCTAAGATTGTAAGAATACGGACTGACATTCTTTCCTTCCTTGTTCTTCCACCGCATATCCTCATGCAGAGAGTCAAGGGCATCCAAAACAATTTCTAGTTCGTATTCACTCATAGTATCAGTATAACATACTTATCGGGTCTTGTCAAGTCAAAACTTTAATAAGAATGAACAGTCCATGTAGTTTTACTTACATAATTCATTTCTAATGTTTTTGCTAACTCTTTTCCTAGATCAGTCATTACTGTCTCAAATAGATCATAGTCCTCAAACATAATATAAAGAGTGTCTGTTAAAACATCGTATCCAGATTGTCTACAACTATCAAACATTCTTAAATTCCATTCTGGTAGATCATCGGGGTCTATATCTGTATGTAAACAGAATGTTCTTATCATAAAATGATTAGTCTCTTCATTAGACTCATAACCTTCTGACATATCTATAGCAGAAACAAACCCTTCAATAAAACCATCTCTATTCTTAATCATTTGTTCGCGGACTTCTTCATTAATAATGCCTTCTTTAAATAAAGTATTAGCAATATCTGTCCTTACTGACTTCTTTTTAATTGCTTTTCTATTTAGAAATGTATCTAATTCAATAGCAACTGCACTCTCTGTATAAATATCACTTCCCATTTTTATTTCCTCGCTCTTTCATAATTTCTAACAAACCAATCACAAGTATCTCTAAGTCCTATTTCTAGTGGGGTAAATTTAAATCCTTCAATATAACGATTCATTCTTTCTGTATCAGCAGTTTTTTTGTGTTGACCATCAGGAAGATTAGTATTAAACCCTGTTCTATCAAACACACCAAAATACTCAGCTATAATTCTTGCTACATCAAATATGCTATGCTCATGTACATCTGCAAGAGTCATAGGAGATACCCAATCATACTCATGTTTATCTAATCTAAATATAAGATGTGCTAGATCACCTGAATAAATAAATTGTCGTACTGGAAAACCACTACCAGCAACAGTGAGATCAGTATTATCTCTCTTAGCAATATATGCCTTATGAATTAGTGCAGGGATAACGTGTCCATTTTTTAGATTAAAATTATCATGTGGCCCATAAATATTAGTAGGGATAATACATTTGTAACTCCATCCCTTGTCCATTGATACTGCCCTACAATATACCTCCATCAATCTCTTTGCATAAGCATAACCAAAGTTAGATTCATGTGGTTCACCATCATGCAATACATTTTCATGGATAGGATATTCTACCTCGTCTGGAAAGATACAAGTAGATAAACAGCCAGTAAATTTACGAACCTTGTTAAGTGTACAGGCTTTAATTATATTAGTATTAATTCTAATATTTCTTTCTAACATACCCATGTTATCATTCATGTTTTTAAATAATCCACCTACCTCTGCTGCTAGGTGAATAACATGATCAGGTTTGGCATGTGAAACTAAATTAAGAGTTTCATACCAATTAGTTAAGTCTGCGTCTTTGGTGCTGACACATACTGCATTTGGATAGAAGTTCTGTAACGCAGAACCTACGAGTCCTGTGCTTCCTGTAATTAAAGTTGTCATAATATTTTATTGGTAGAAACCGTCCTTGTCCTTATTTTCCTTTTCTAATCTTTCGTTGTATTTTCTTCTGCTTTCCTTAGCCTTTTCTATAAAATTAAAGAAGGCTTGTTCTTGATTACCCTCTTCTTTTTTCATAGGATAATGTTTAACTTCTGAATTTGGATCAACTGGCAATCCTGATTCCATTGAATATCTTGTTGGTTCTTTCATTATATCACCTATTTTGTAGCTAGTAAATATAAACCAATATTAGAAAAAGCATAGCCCAAATATGCAATACCCATACCAAGATTACCCTTATATGCCTGCTCTATACTAACATATAGATAAATAGCACCTGTCAGAGCAATTAGCCATCCGCTCATATTTCTACACCTTCTCCTAAGAATTTTGCGATTGCTTTATCTTTTTGTTTTAGTTCCATATCTACGTCATAATCTCCGTATAAAAAGAAATCTTTTTCTGCATAGTCTGCATGTTTGCGTGGATTATTTCCGGGAGCCGACTCACTGTAGTGAAACAAAGGTCTGTACTTTCCCCATGAAACAACACAAAACTGTACTGCCTGCGGTTCTGTCCACCCGTCAGGATGGCAGGCATGATGCAGATAGTCGAACGTAATTGGTATCTTGGTCTTGGGATAGAAGTCATTAAACAACTGTCTTACAGACCAGCAATTAAGTTTATCATCATTCTCAATAACGATACGATTACGACAATTATCGTCAAGTCTATTGTAATTTTGTATAAACCTTTCCACAACCTCATCGTTAGTCCCTTCACGATTGTTGATATGTAAATTCATCGGACAACTATAGTCGGCGGGACAACCTATACTGTCAAGGAACTCTGAGTAAAAATTTAGTTCTCTAATGGTTCTGTCAACTGCATCTTGTTTAGTAGACGCTAGGACATTGAACTCTGAGGGATGGCAGGATAGTCGAACACCTGTATCTGCAACAGTTAGTTTGATATTCTCTATCTCTTCTGCGATCTCAGCGTAGTTAGGAAGATCAGTGAGTATAACATCGGCAGCAAGATAAGTAATGAGAGGAAATAAATCACTACTAATACGATAGCAGTAGCTATTGTCTGCACAGTACTGGATATGAGCATGAGTAACCTGCATGTTATTGAGGATACGAGAACCTAGAATTTCTAGTGCTTCTTCGCGTGGCAAGGAACTGAAACGCTTGTAGGTCATAGTTTGAAAACCATAACCTGCCTCTTTGAGGTCAAGTGATATACAGCATAGTCCTAGTTGAGTCATAGTAATTATCTCCAATGTTTTCCTTTATTATACATCGGCAAAACAGTTTGTCAACTCCAATCTTTTTCATATCCTCCTAATGCCTCAGATATGATCGGAAATTGCTGACAAAAAATCTTCTTGCATTTCTTTGCAATATCAATGTGTTCCTTTTGTGTGCCGTTCTTTTCTCTTAGTGAGATATAATGAATGAACGATCTAATACTACCAGACATATAAAGTCTAGTAGGAGTTGCTAGTGGCAATACAAACCTAGCACATTCTTTTGCTATGCCATCTTTTAGCATGAGATCATATAGATGTTTACTTGTAGCAAAATGTTGAGCAATCAATCCTGCCCATTCTTCTTTTTTAAGAACGTCAATATCATCTATACTATTTTGTCTATTCTTTGTATCCTGCCGCCTTAAATCTGGTACAGGAATCTCTCCCAGATCACTTGTATCAGCATATCTCTGGGAGAACTCTTGAAAGGTAAAACTTCTATGCCTTAGTATTTGTGCAGCAAGTCCTCTAGTCGTATTAATTTCAACAGTCATAAATGCCATCTCAAATATAGACCAATGATGATGGTCAATGCAATACTTTAATAGCTTAGATATGTTCTCGTTGTTTTGATTGTTTGGATTAGAGACTCTGGCACAATATGCTACCTGTTTTTCTGCATCAGGACTAACATTAACTAATTCAACTGTCTGATTTTTCATCTTTCTTTTTCCACATCCCTACTATCTTTGTCCATACAGGTTTAAAAAAATAAATGGTAATATAAACAACTATTGCTTCAATAACTTTACCAATAATTGTTGATACTGTAATGCTTTGTTTTTCAATTTTATTATCTGAGTCCGTAGTTGCTCTGTATCTGGTCATTTTCAATCTCTCTTTTATAAGTGCGTTGATGTTCAAGATGTTTATTATCAGTAATGTGATTATAAATATCTGTAGCAAGTTTGCTTACACTTATGGATACACCAGTTGCATCAATATCATTATTTGCAGCCCAATAATAATCATACTCGTTAGGATTAGACTCGTCTGTAGTTTTCTCTCTGACACAAGTATACCCCTTATCCTTAGCCCATCGTTTAATGTTAGTCCAATTCATTTTTTATAACTCCTAGTCTCAGGATCATACTCTCGTAAATCTTTATCGTACCTTTTCCATGCTTCCAAGTGCTTAATAGCAGTCATTTGGGATTCTTGTCTTAGTTGCTGCAACATTTGATGGTCTATTAATTTATACAACTCTTGTATGTGTTGCCATAACATAGGTGGAACATCTTTCTCAAATGTCGCCATGTATTTTTTAATATCTGGCTGAACACAAGCATACTTTAATGGTAGCTTTTCATCCTTGCTCATCTGTTTATATTCTTCAGACTGTTTGGAGGTCACTCTTTAACCTTTCATAACTCTTGAGTGCATCTTCTAAGCATGATATAAGTTTAAACAATTCAACACTCTGAGTATTTGTAATGTCATCAATAGTATCAAACTGCTCTATCATGAAACGCAGGACATTCTCATAACCTGCTTTAGATGTAAATTCTTTAATGCTTTCTTTGACGTTTATATAAACTAATTCTTTCTTCTCTTTATTAGATAACTTTGACACTTGTTTTGCCTCTCTTATATAAATAACCACCAGAAGGATCACATTGATCTAGTAGTTCGTTAAAATCATCCCACAAATTATAGCGAACACCCTTTGCTGGTGCTGCCCAATTTGCTGCTTTATAAATATCCAAAGTTTTATTATCCATAAAAGCATGTACGGATTCTTGCCCGTAGTTTACCTTTATAATCTTTGTATACTTCTTATTAACTTTGTAGTAAAAGTATGTGTTCTTCTCACGACCATAAGCTAGGCCATGTTGTTTCTCGTAGGCTTTACCTTCAAGAATCTCACACCACTCATCAACCATATTATGATATTTGTCATCCATAAGTCTGTCCTCCTGTCAAAAGTATACCACAACCAAAAAGTTTGTCAAGTTTGTTTTCCGTACCAATACTCTTTAGCAAGAGAAGTTGATACTATAACATTTTGTTTTGTCTTAGTTACTGGGATTTCATCATGGGAAATATAATCAGGTGGCAAAGGTAATACGTCTTTATAATGATGATCGTATACCATCCAGTGTGTAACCTGATCAGAATTAATTAAACCATCTACTTCATTTCTGAATTTATGTGCATCAGCATAAGCAGATGGCATGAGGTGATAAGTTCCCCTTAACAACCTGTTAGATTTAGTAAAATAATAAACTTTAACTTCATCTTTTTCAGGTAGTTTATCTGTTGTTTTATACCACTTTCTTGTGTCCATAATTAATCATTTATTATTAGGTCTTCTTCTTCGTCGGTTGAAAAGATGGTCTCGATATCATTATCCAACTCTTTATTTGTTTCGGAGTCTTTGACCCGCTGAGTTGGTTGGGTTGGAATATATCTAGCCCGTTCTGTCTCAAACACGAATGACAAGGTTATGCTCGTCATACCTATTATAGTAAGAAGTGCTACCAGTGTCAATACAAAAATACCTAAATTCATTATGCTGTAATTTCTAGCTTATCTCCGTCTAATTTTGCGAAATAACTATGTGTAATTCTTTTCTTTTCTAATTGCCATATTTCATCCCAAATCCTAGTGTAAACATTAATTCTATACTTATTATCGTAGACATTAATTGCTCTACACATCTCAAACTTTTCAGGTCTTTCTACTTGTTTAAATAATAGATCACATACTGCATCACTGTTATCAAAACTCATAACGAATCCTTTCAATTAGTAGTTGTAATTATAAACATTTACTCCACCATTTGGCCCGTAGGTTATAGCGGGAGAGCGGTAATTTCCCCAAGGTATTGGCTGAATATTATATGTGGTGGTAGTTGTTGTTCTGGGATATCTAAGCCAGCGAAAACCACAGGCAGGTGCAGGAGTAATAACCGTTGTGGTTGTCTGCGGAACCCAACCTAGTCTATATTGTCTAGTCCATGTTCCTGTGTATGGATTATATACAGCAGGACTAGTTGTAGGCCACCATTGTTGACATTGTGCTTCATTGGCTAAAAAGAATGTACAAAGTAGTACAACACTTAATACTAAAATTTTCTTCATTATCTTTCCTCTTTCTAATAAATATTAACTTTATTGTTCATCATGTCTCTCATCTCGTCCCTGAGTCTGAAAGCCCTATCACTATCTCGGCTATTTAATGTTCCTTCCTTGAGATATTTTCTCATACTTTCTTCAGTCATAGGAACTCTGGCCTCATCTTCATAATAATACTCCCAAGGTTTCCATCTAATTCTAGTATGATCTATATTTATTTTTGTGTCACCATTCTTATCTGTATAACTATATTTAACCCAATACCATTCTTCTGCACACATTGCTTCTTCTATAACTTTAAAGTCTTTAGGGTAATGATTGAATGCCCATATTTTATATTGTCCTGTCTTATATAAGTGTTGCAAAACCCCTTCGTCTTCAAAGTCAATAGGAAAAAAAGTATTATGAATTGAACTAACCACACTAGGATATTTCCATCCTACATATTCTACATTTAATATGAAACCTATAGATAGTCCGACGAATAATAAAAAGAACTGATAAAATAAAGTTCTGCAAACCGTTATGAGTATCATTGTTAAACCTTCGTTATAAGGAAGTTTCCAATTACTACTCATATATACACTATTTTAAGTCTCTGGTGAATCCTGCATGATTTTTAGGAAGTAATCCATTACCTCTATCTGATTTTGAACCTTCTCATTTATGACTTCTAGCTGTTTTTTAATATCTTGAATATCGTTAAGTGCTTGTATCTGTTTTTGTATCTGTTCTCTGTTAAGTGATACAGTTGTACACATAATGCTTTACCTCATAAGTATTCGTATATTTTAAAAGAACTAATTTTATATATACACCCTTATAAGTATTTGCTTCTCAGGAAATCTGCCACTTGACCAGCACAATCTGGGACTGTCGCACCTCCCCAATAGTACTTATTTACAAGTATTAACATCTTACCTGATACAGGACTATTGAACATTAAGTGACAAATCTCGTCGTCATATTCTTCCCCGATATAGATACAAACATCTTCATAGAACATTTCTTGCATCGCCCTTATCTTGGCTTGCCTTAAATCTTCAGTAGTTTTTCTTCTACGCTTTTTCCTCATGGATTCAACCTTAGCATAGCGAGAATCTTATTTGCTGCTTTATCTACTGGATATTCTTTCTTCAAAGAATCTCCCAGAATCCTGTCTACAGTTGCATTATTATCCTTGTTCTTCACTTTTCTAAGTGTAGCCTTATCGTATGTTTGTTCAATGTAGGCAAAAACTTCTGACGTAAAATTAGCTGTTGTCATTTAAATTCCTTTATTAGTTGTTCTTTTTCTGTTTGTAATTTTAATAGTTGTGCTTGGGCTTTCTTTAGTTGTCTCAGTCTTTCAGTCTCTAGATATCTAAAATATCCTAGAAAGACTTGAGAGGTAATTACACCCATCCCTGCGATGAGCGTAACCACAATGCCACAAACAAAAAGAGCAAAATTACTCATTAAAATAACTCCCCAGTGACAGGATACTAGGAACCCATAGCCCTACAAAGATACCCTGTTGTTGTGCAACGGACTGATCTCCAAGAAACCAGATACTAACGCTCAAAACAAAACTTGCAAACGCTGCAACGATAAAATAACTCTTACTATTCTTCATTGATCTTCTTTCTTATTTAATTAAACTGTTAACATAAACCACTAGTCCACACATAATGAGTACTAATACAATGGGTGCTATCCAATGATGGAGTAAAATGTTGGAGCGAATGTGAATGATATAATAGTCACTGATCGCCTGATTAATCTCGGTTGTACTATAACCTTCATTTTTTAACACCCAATGTAATTGTTGTTCGGTAAGTTGATCTTCCTGATCCCAATATCTTCTTGCCATAATGAACAGACGTTCATCCTCATCTATATTTCTGTATGCCATTCCTTCGTTGCATTTCTACCGCCTTGGTAAAAACTAATCTAATCGACCACTCATCTCTGTCCATATCATAAGGTCTGTTTGTGCCAATGTCAAGTTTGGATAATGTTCTTCCATCAAATATCTGCATAATCCTGCGTACTTAGCATACTTTTCTGGATTCTGTGGAGTATTCTTAGGAGCATCTTTTATTCCACACTTCTCCCGCATCCATCGTAAAATATGTGTGTCAAGTACAACCTCGTCACAATATTCTCTAGTATGTAGCAGGAAGAATCTTGCCGTCTTTGGCCCAACGCCATATACATTCATAAGATCATCGCGGCTACAAGTTCTCAAGTCTAATTTAGCCGAGAAGAATAAAGCCTTGCGTACCCTATCATACTGTCCAGTTTTACAAGCCTTAATATATTCATGTAGCTTAACAAGTCCTAGACTCTTGATAAATTCAAAGGGAGTTTTATCTCCTCTATCTTTTAAAAGTTTGGTAACAACCTTAGCAGTTGTATCACTATTCTTTCCTGCAACAAGTATGCAGAATATCCAAAAGGATTGCAACTCTACATCTGTGCGATTGTAGTCAGTAATGTCTTTAGGATTGATTAGTGTTGCTGTGTCGGTCATCTCTAGTCCTGATTGTTAAGGTGATACAAGCATTATACAACATATATCGTCCATGTCAACCCCTAACTTTAATTTATTTGTGAGTTCGTTCTCGCCACCAACTCGTCACTATATATTTAGTCCCAGAAATAACATCCTTGCCTTCATGAATAGTATCCTGTTGAAGTTCACCATCTTTTATATTATACCACCAAACTGCTTTCCCCTTCTCAGGCTTTATAGAAAGATTTAGTAGTGGGAAATTTGTCTCTCCACCCTCATAGTTATCATTTAAATAAATCATAAATGAATGAGTTCTATTGCCAGATTTCTGACAATGATACTCGTAATTGTATCCCTCAAAATAATCATGGTGAAGCCTGAAGTATTGACCGGATTCATATTTCTGACCTTGTAAATCTTCAGCCCTATCAATATTAATATTTAATTCCTCTGCTATCTTTTCCTGTATGTATAGTTCTTGCCATAAAATTGAACTACTAGATGTTCTTTGTTGGTCGTATGTGGACTGATTCTTTTCGTCACATGCAACTCTAGACCTAGTGTTATCAGACTCTATTCTTTTTATTAATTTATTGCACTCATCGTTTGATAAGAAATTGGGTATTTGTATCATGCTATAATATCGTGCTGAATATTACCAAACACATCCGTTAATCTAAAGTCTCTACCACTATATCTGTATGTTAATTTGCTATGGTCAATACCCATAAGATGTAAAATGGTAGCATGAAGATCGTGCATGTCCATACTGTCTACTGCTTTATGTCCAAAGTCATCAGTAGAACCATATCTCATGCCACCTTTAATACCACCCCCAGCCATCCACATGCTAAATCCACTATTATTATGATCTCTACCTGTTGAACCCTCTTTGATACCGGGAGTCCTACCAAATTCACTACCGAATAAAAGTATAGTATCTTCAAATAGTCCACAATCTTTCAAGTCTTTAATCAATCCGGCAATAGGCTTGTCAATAGCAGTAGCATTCTTTTTAAGATTATCATTAATATTCTGGTGCATATCCCACCCACCATGACCAATCTCTACAAATCTAACTCCTGCCTCACTAAATTTCTTAGCTAATAAACATTGTTTGCCGAATTTGGCTGTAGCCTTGTCGTTTATCCCGTATTGATCCAGTGTCTCTTTAGACTCATTGTTTAAACTAATGACGTTAGGAACGCTTGTCTGCATCCTGAAGGCCAATTCATAGCTTTCAATAAGTCCTTCTAGCCTACTGTTTTCAGTGTTCTTTAATTGCATCTGATTAAAGTCTCTCAGTAAATCTAGATGTTCTCTTTGCTTGTCCATTGTAACACTATTGTTTACAAGATTAGGTATAGCAGTTTTACTGCCAGCATTAACAGCAGTACCCTGATAAATAGCAGGTAGAAAAGCACTGCCATACATATCTGGCCCGATATTAGCATCTATCGTAATAAATCCCGGCAGTTCTTTGTTCTCTGTTCCTAGCCCATATAATAACCAGCTACCAATACTTGGTCTACTAAACTGGAAATTACCTGTATGTAATAAACTTCGTGCTTGATTATGATTACCTGTCTTACTCTTCATACCATTCAGCAAGCATAAACTGTCTGCATGGTTACGCAGATGTGGAAAGTTCTCACTAATTTCTATGCCACTCTTTCCTGCTGGAGTTAAAGGTACTCCCGGCTTCATGATCTTTCTGCCTTTACTTACGGGATCATCCATACCTGCTTTCTCAACCATTAAAGGCTTATGATCAAAAGTATCTGTATGAGTCATCCCGCCATTCATATACATGAATATAACTCTTTTATTAGTTTGCATAGCCTCTTCTGCAAGTAATCCTTTTAGTGCCAACATTCCAAAACCTGCACTACTAGCTTGTAATAAGTTTCGCCTATTTAACATTTCTAAATTCTCCTGTACAGATTATGATTTGTATAAACTTAGCAAGATTCTTTTGATAGTCTTTGTTGTTGCAAACAAAAGCAACAGCTTTCACGCTCTCTTCTTCTGTAGGTGATCTGCCTAGATATGTTTTAAAGATATAGTCCACAGCATACACGTACATAATTTTAGGTTTAGTACTATTGTCTCGTACTACTTTCTCATACTCTTTAACTTTTACCATCATCTTCTCTGCTTCTTGTTCGCACATCTTTATGATGATAGGATTGTTCATCAGGTATAAAGCCTGAGTTGATACTGTAGTCACACTTCTCTCGGCATTTAGCAGGGAATTATCAGGCCGATCAAACACATCGAGAAGTTCTATCTTGTTATCTCTTAGCGATGGTATGTATACTGATCTTGATTTAGTTGAGTATATATACTTAGTTAGTTCTTTGCTTGGTCTTCTTATATCTGTTTGGAAATCACTAATGTTCTTATGACTGTCTTCTAAATTACCTGATACAAACAATAGTGCATCTCTTATTTGTTCCGCTTCTAATCTTCGTTCGTTCATTCTCCAGAAATGTTTGTTGTCTGGGTCAATCTTAAAATTCTCAGCGTTATATTTGCTACTGCGTTTATAAGCATCGCTCATTACAATGGTCTTTATCAGTCTCTTGTTAGACATCCTACCTACAACAAACTTATTAGATAAAAAGTTCATTAGTTTAAGATTGCTCGGCTCACCGCCGAGTATTCCAAAATTGTCAAAACTATCTAATATTCCTGCCCCAAACAAATGTCTCCAGACTCTATTAACATGCACTCTATATGTCAGTGGATTAGTTCTGTCTGCAATCCATGCAGCAAATTCTAAACGCCCACTAGTATTATCAAAGTTAAGAAAAGGTCTGTCACTAAATATTTCCGGTAATCTTCGTGGCACTTCTTCTCCAAGGTTATTCACCTCACCTCTGATTGCCAGCTTTACTTCACTCATCTTATCTTTATCTTTAACACCCATGACAGGTTGTAGATGTTCTAAGTATTTTAAATAGTCAGCATCAAGTTTATCCTTGGCTTCTTTTAATGCTTTTTGTCTCTTGCCTAATTCTCTATCTAGTTGTTGTTCTGTGACTCTTTTGTTCCAAGTCTTTATTGATTCTATTTGTGTCTCTAGGTTCTTTATATCACATAGCAGATTCCATTCATCAATTTTTCTTTTCTTATATAGTTCTTCAGTTTCTTTTGTCACTAAAAAATCATAGTCCCCAAGGTATCCAGTATTGTTGTTACCTCTGTATAGACCATCCATATTTTCTGTGTTGTGAAACAAACCAGCGACACCATAATAATCTTGTTGACTGAAGGCATCAAATTTATGATCGTGACATCTTGCACAACTTAAAGTCATACCTAGAAAACCTCTGGTGATAGCATCAATCTGATCATCATTACGATCAGCTTCAAACTGTTTAGTTTGTGCTTGTATATTCTTTGTGCCTATGGTCAAATAACCTGTGGCAATACGGTTCTCATTATACTCTTCATAATCTTTGTGAGGTAACAGATCACCAGCTATTTGTTCTGTAAGGAACTCATCGTATGGCTTATCTTCATTGAAACTATTTATAACCCAATCTCTATATCTCCAAGCATAGGGACTAACCAAGTTTCTGTCTTGTCCACTACTCTCACCGAACCTTGCTACGTCGAGCCAATGTCTCCCCCATTTCTCACCGAATCCTTCATCCTCTAATAATGCGTCTACTAATCTTTCATACTTATCTGGAGAGGTACTATGAGCATAATCAACTAATTGTTTTTCACTAGGAGGTAGACCAATAAGATCAAAGTGTAATCTTCGTGCTATGGTATAATCGTCTGCCTCTTCTACTGGCTTGAGATTATTCTTCTCCATTTCCTGCAACAATAAACTATCTATCTCTGTTGAGTTCTCATAAACATTGACATGAGGTTTAGCAACTTTTTTAAAAGCCCAGAAATTTCTTGCTTGTCTTAGTTCTACTGCTCTATTCTTTGGTTTGAATCTTGGATCAGCCATACCATTTTTGATCCACTGTTTAAACTTCTCTACAGTTTCACTGTCAAGAGGATCATCAGGAGGCATATCTCCACCAGCAATATAATCTAACAGTATACTGTCGTCTGGTTTGCCGGGAACAACAGACGGGCCACTATCTCCACCATTTAATACGCCCTGTCTTGTGTCTAGTGCTAATGCACCCTTGGTATCTTTAGCCGCACTACTATGACAACTATAACATTTAGTTTGTAAT